TACATCGTTGACACCTTGTCGGTATCCTCGAAGCCAGTTTTCCTCCGCAAGAACCAGCAAAAATTCAGGAAATTCAGCCGACATAACATTAACAATCATTTCAACTGTTACCTCACCGTTTTCAGGCGAGAGCTTTTCTCCAACATAATTAACCAGCCAAGTTTTAGCTGGTGTTTCCTTCTCGACGACGACCTTTAAATCCGGGTTCTCATCAACCATATCATTTGCTTTAATAGTAGGTAAATCTGCCATACTTTCATTTCTCCTTTTAAGAGCTTATACTCATATGACAATATAACACCCTTTGCGAAGTTTGTCAAGCTTTTTTTTGAGTTTTTTTTATTTTTTTTACAGATATTTAGCCGCCATTGACGCTACTTCCGATCTTTCCCCCTTGACCAAGGTCACATGACCAGTCAGAGCGAATTTCTTAAGCTTTTCAACGGCATGGGTGAGCCCATTTGATGTGGCATCCACATAAACATTGTCAATTTGCTCAATATCACCTGTTAGAACAATTTTAGTATTCTCGCCAACTCTCGTTACGATTGTTTTTAACTCATGGCTCGTTAGGTTTTGAGCCTCATCAATAATAATAAACGCATCAGAAATAGAGCGCCCACGAATATAGGTAAGAGCCTCGATCTCAATCATTCCTTGCATCATATATTGTTCGAGAGTCGCCTTGTCGTTACCCATAAGGAATCTGAGGTTATCTTGAATTGGTGCGAGCCAAGGATTCATCTTTTCCTCTAGAGTACCGGGCAGATAACCCAAATCCTTCCCAAGAGGTTGAATTGGTCTAGAAACAATCAAGTGCTTGTATTGTGTTTGAGAAGATTTTTCTACAATCTGTTCAAGACCAGCAGCAATCGCACAGAGAGTCTTGCCAGACCCAGCTTTGCCAACCAGCGTCACTACGGGAATATCAGGGTTCATCAACAAGTCTAGTGCAAACGCTTGTTCCTTGTTTCTTGGCTTCACGCCCCAAACGCCTTTTTTATAACTCTGGACTTTCTCTAGCGGTCTTTCATAATGGCAGAAACGAGCAAGCGCAGATTTCTTTTCTGAAGAATTCGATACCAACATCACATAATGATTTGGCAAGAGTTTTACTTCTGCTTCCTCTAAGAACATTTTTTCGCCTTCGTAAAACCTATCAATAAATTGATCGTCAACCAAGTGTTGTTTAAATCCAGTATAAAGCTCGCTTGCTTCTTTGACAACCTTTGTGGGCTCATATCCCTCACACGCCATCCCGATAGAGTCGCATTTAACTCTCATGTTAATATCACGAGAGACAACCACCACCTTTCTATTGGGGTGTAGTTTCTTTTCTGTCAATGCGGTAGCAATAATTTGATTATCAGAATCGGATCTGCTCCACTCTTTCGGAATAACTTCTAAATCAAAATTTGCAGCTTTGAGAATGCCTTTGCCACGGTCAATGCGTACACCGTTCGATACACTCCCCTTACTCCTTAGACGATCAAGGGTGCGAATAATTCTTCTAGCGTTGGAGCCAACGCCATCTTGTCTTTTTTTGTGTTTATCTATTTCCTCTAATACTTTCAAGGGGATCACGATGTCGTGAACGCCAAAAGCACTAATTGCTTTTGAGTCTGTTAAATAAACACTTGTGTCGAGCACATAAATCTTTTTGCGAGCCATTAATTACCTTCAGTTTCTAGCATAATAATCGGTTCCACAATAGTAAATAGTAAATGAATCGTTTTCTGACGACAATAGCGAAAGTTCCCCCTAGTTATTAATAGCTGTACTGGAAAAGGACAGTATAGGAGAAATATGCTTAGTGGGAAATTCATATAGAAGAAAATTTACTGTTTTATTGATGACCGGAATGATGATGCTCTCAAGCTGTGCAGCCGTACAGAGAGTTCCTAACCTGCCACATGATGCGTTTGTGAAGATCGAAACACACAATGCCATAAATTTCTGCGACAAAGAAAAGAAAAAATGTAAAATGTCACCGATAATGACTTCATCGGGTTCTGGCATTCTTATCAGTCATCATAAAAATAATTCTTATGTCACAACGGCTGGTCATGTTTGCGCTGGCTTACCGCCGCCACCCGCACATATTACTTTAAACCAAATTGCTGGTATGCTCGGCGTTGCTGTGGATTACGAAGTTCACAGTGCAGAGTTTTTAACTAAAATATTAGTTTATGATATTGACGGAAATCAATATCAATCAAGAACCATGCTCAGTGATCAAGTAATTGATTTGTGCCTCCTAGAAACCCAATATATTAATCATCTGCCAGCCAAGTTAGCAGCAAAAGAAATTCCTCTTGGTGGTACGGTCTGGAACTTAGCTGCTCCATATGGAATCTTTTACCCCGGCAAAGTTCCAATCTTTAGAGGAATAATGTTCGCTCACGATGGTGTTGGACCTGCAAGCGGTGCAGGATACAGCGATGTTCCCGCTAGACCGGGAAGCTCTGGTTCTGCCGCTCTCAATGGAAATGGAAGGGTGGTAGGAATTATCCACTCGATTGACAGAAGAATCCCTCAAATTGCTTACGGAGCGAGCCGTGACCAACTTCGATGCTTCCTTTTCCAAGGCTTTTCGATGGAAGGCAAATTAGAGGCTGGTCCTGCCCTCATAGGTTGTTCAGAAGAATAAAAGAAGTAAAGGCTGATACTACCGAGCCGTATACGACACCCACGAACATTCCTAACGAAAAGGCACCTAAGCCCTTGATATACTTAAGAATTTGACTCATGTTATAACTAGTATTACAACAATGTTATAACAGTAGAAAATGGAGCCGATGATAGGACTCGAACCTACAACCCCCTGATTACAAATCAGGTGCTCTACCAATTGAGCTACATCGGCAATTTGACTCTAAAGACCCTAGTTAGTAATAATGGAGGAACTTATGTGTCATATTATTCTAGTAAATCAGGCGCTTCTGGTTTAATCACCAACAAAGACGTTTTACAATATATCAGGTTTCTTAAACGAGAAGCAGATAACCCAAGAAACGATGGCTGGGTGAAACAAGCTTATTTAGAAAAATTAGCTGAACTTCGAGATGAATTGAATCACGAAATCCACTCAAAAGATGGTAGGGATGGTGGGATTTGAACCCACGACCTTGCGCTTATCAGACGCTAATACAGGGTATAAGCCTGCTGCTCTAACCACTGAGCTACATCCCCTCAATTCCTGTAACCTAGACGCAATCACAATATTGTTTTTGTAATCCGTTATGTCACCGTCATTTGCGAGTCTCACATGCTCTCTGATGGCTAAAGTATATATTCGTTCAAATTCCTTCATCTGTTAATCAACTCCACATCAACATCCTCTGTGTCAAGCTCAATCCAAACTCTTGCCCCGCAACTCAATGGTTTGTGAGGACTATAAATGACTTTGGCAATCTCGACACCATCCTTTGTTTTAATTATTGCTTCGTGAGCATAATTATTTTCTTTATACGTTTTAACGGTCAGAACTGGTTCATCAGTTCCCTCTTTAGTGTTTTTTCGTATCTTGTGTTGGTTAACATGAATTATTTTTTTCAATGTTTCCTCCAAAATGGTCGGGGTGGCAGGATTTGAACCTGCGACCCTCTGCTCCCAAAGCAGATGCGCTGCCAGACTGCGCTACACCCCGACAGGGAGCGGAAAGCGGGAATTGAACCCGCAACCTTCACGTTGGCAACGTGATGCTCTACCAATTGAGCTATTTCCGCATAAAGAGTGGTAGGGTTAGGGAGACTCGAACTCCCACGCCCGAAGGCAACAGATTTTGAGTCTGTCGTGTCTACCAATTCCACCATAACCCCAATCACTCTCACAGAGAGATATACCCCTTGTGGTGGAATCTCTCTCTATCAATTTGCATAAACGAATCATCGTCTTCGTGGAGGTGCAAATATCCCCGCAACTCTGGAATCTCCATACAATCTTCTGATAACAGAGACACCTCACCAAATGGCAAGGTCTGAGATGGGTTAAAAAAGAATGGATTCACCGATTCTAGCTTTGTCCACCACTCGATCATTTCCGCATGGGTTTTGTTTGTTTTCCAAACCCAATAGCGGTATCCGTATTCTTCTTCAATTAAAAATTCCATCATAATTCCGTTCAATCTGTTTCTGGCATCTGGTCATCATCGACAATCGGATAAAAGTCTCGAAAAGCATCAGCAGGATTGGCATCGGGCAAAGAAATTTTATATTCTCCCGCTTCGTACCTTTCTTCTTCGTATTCTTCTATAAATTCTTCTTCACGACCCTTCTCGTGTACATCAAGGGTGATGCCACCCTCCCACTTGCTTTGATAGTGAAGCTGAAATGCCGACCAGAGCAGGTTTGCTAAACTGTTGGCTTCTGAATAACTTTGACTTGGATGTTCTTCGTCCTCAAACACTTGCTGTGTTACACTACAGTTCTCATCAAACTCATGCTCTATTTCTTCTTCGAGAATCCATCCATTTTGTGCTCTGATGATTGTGACCTTCATTTCCTCTCCTAAGTGGCACCCTCGGTAGGAGTCGAACCTACGACCTACGGATTAGAAGTCCGTTGCTCTATCCATCTGAGCTACGAGGGCATTTTATATACTATAACCTACTTTCTGTATTTTGTCAAGAACAAAAAAACCCACCAATCAAAAAAACTGGTGGGCTGAGTTGGCTGGGGCGGCTGGACTCGAACCAACAACTTTCGGATTAACAGTCCGACGTTCTGCCAATTGAACTACACCCCAAGACCTACTCTGTCTTAGAGCGTGTCTTCTTCTTTGACACCGCTCGCTTCTTTTTATTTTTATTACGTTCTGAGATAGCGTCCATCTCTGCTGAAACTTTTGCCAATTTTGGATCTTCTCGCTTCTTTACCGTGTATTGAAGACCTCCGGGTCCAGTGCGCTTCACCTTAGCTTTAAAGGTTGGCTCATTGGCAATCACCTCAAATCGCTTTTTATCTGCTTCTTCAAACGTGCTGAAGGTAGCAACTTTCGTCCAAGGTTTTCCCTGAACGAGCTTCTTTGGTGCATCCTGATTTGTATCTTTCGTCTGCTCTGTCATATTCAATCCTTTTTATTTATTCTTCTACTGCATCTTTTGCTTTCCCAAGTAGGGAAGCCGCTTTGCTTCTGAGTTTAGAAACAGGCTCAAGGAAATGTTCTAAACACAATCCTGTTGCCGTTCCAATACCTAGAGCCAATGCATGTGTTCCAATAAAGTTAATTACTTCTTCCATTTTCTCATTCTCCTTTTTTAGACTGACAGTTATTATACAAAATTGTATAGTATCTGTCGTTTTGAAATGGTGGAGGTGGGGAGAGTCGAACTCCCGTCCAAAATAAGTCTAAAATCAAGTCATTCACAAGCTTGTTCAGTTTACTATCACCTACTGACAAAGATAGACAGTTTTTCCCTGTGCTTACTGTCCTGTTGCACTCCACTCATTACTGAGGAACCATTTTGATCTTTTTCTTTTCAGTGGGATCAACCACTTATTTGATATTGGGTAATAAGGTAATCAAAAACCCCAGCTTGAATACTGCTTAAGCAGCTAAAGCGAACTGATTATTATCGTTGCCAGTTAAAAACGTTGTAACATTGTCAAACCATTTGTTACCGTTGGTTACTTGCACTCTCATTCTTTCTTACCCTGTCGAATCCAGTCACCCCCATATATTATATACTATATTATATTACTTATATATTCTATCTTATTTAGATCTTATATTTAACTACCGTTTTCTTACTTACCGTCTTACCGTTTATCTTGTTTTCTTTTTCTCTTTAACTTATATACATAAGTATTATACACATGGTTTGAAATCTTGTTAAGCTTTTTTTTGTAATTTTTTTTCTTAAGAAAGTTCTTAACAGATTTTCAATTTCCGATTATGATGAGATCACTTACTCACTAAAACCATTTTACCTCTCGGAGAGATTTTGTTAAGATTTAATTTTCATGATACGTTCGGACTCATTGTCTTCCAAATATTCTTTTGTGTTGAACTTCTTTTCCAAACGTTTGAAATCCTTGGGAACCAAGCCGAGAAGCCGCATGGCTTCTCCCTTAGTCCTAGTGGCAGAGAGAGCATACTTCAACATAGCATCCTGCACAATGTCGGGCAGAGAATGCCACAACGGGAGCCCGTACAGAGCTTTACCTGCGGAGTTGGACGCCAACTCAAGCTTCAATGCTATCACTTCCTCTAGCGATAGGTTACTGAGCTTGACTTCAAATACGTCGTCTGATCTATTTTCTTTTTTTAGTTTACGAGAAATGGAGTAAGATTCATTCTTACCCTTATAGATCCGTTTCCTCTTTTTCCAAGTCATTTGCCACTCCAAGAATTGCGTATCCGCAAATATCCCTCCAAGGACTTTCGCCAAACGCATCTTTCTTGTTGGCAATACGAAAAAGTTTGTCAACGACACGGACGATAGCCAAGAGGTCTAGGTATTGTTCGGGCTTTACACCATTTGGGTAAAGAGCTTCAAGAATTTTGTTTGCTTGACCAAAAGAATCGCCATAGGCTGCATTCTTTTCTTCAACCAATTGACCTAATTCTTTTCCAACTTGCTCGTATACACCGAGCTTACCTAAACGTTTGATTACTGCTTCGGACATAAAAAACCCCTTATCTATTTGTAATTGTGTATTAACAATATAACAGATAAAGGGATTTTTGTCAAGGATAATTTTAAATTATTTTTATCCGTCGAAAGCGTCAAGCTCAACAGCTTCTTCTTCTGAAGATTCAACTTCCTCTACGGGAGCTTCTTCTACTTTCTTTTTAGAAGATTTCTTTTTAGCCGGGGCTTTCTTTTTCTTAGCTGGAGCCTTTTTTACCCCATCCCTTGCTTCTCGACGAGCGATTCTTTCTTCTCTTTTACTCATAGTTTATTTCTCTTTCGTTTATCCGATTGCCCACTCAACGATGAATCCTAAATTACCGACTTGGTGTGCATCGTTAAGAGCAGGAGCGTTGTATCTAATTCTCACTGGAAACTCATCTAGTTGGATTGTAGCCGTTGATGAATCAGCACCACCGGCAACGGCACCCGCAGCAGCACCAGCGACAGCGCCATCGCCATCCACGGTCATCGCAGCGCAATTTTGCCCATCTGTATCTACTAGCGTGACAGTAAAATTACCGGCACCTCGTCCACCACCATCGGCTCCGGGTGCAAGTCCATCCTCTGCTAGTGCTGCGCCAGTTGCATAAACACCAACACCTTCTGCTTGAAGAAGCCTTGTATCACTTCGCAATACTTCAAGAGATACACCATCGTCAGTTCCCTGACCCATAACATCTTCAATTAAAATATCGCCGGAAGCGTGAGCAGAGTTTCCACCAACACCATCAGCGGGAGCGGTGCCATCAGGCAACATATCGAGTGCTGGACTAGCATCAATAGCGGCTTCTAAAGAATTCATAACGGCAGTAATATTTGCACCAGTAACATCAAATTCGTAATCGGCGGCAACTGCTGTGTTATCTGTCGCTGTAAAATCCCAAATCCTGCCACTAGCAGTGGTGATACGAACAACGTCGCCTTGCGCCCATTCGTTTCCACCGCCGCCTTCTTGATTCATACCAAGCCGAACTTTAATTTGAGAAGCCAAAAGAGCGTTTGCTTCGCCAATACCAGAAGATCGTTCGATATTAAGAGCGTGTGATAAGTTTGCGCCTCCTGCGCCACTTACAATATCATGAGCGGTGCCATCTGTCGCATAACCATCATCACCAGCATCGTCTGAAATAATTCTTAAGCTGTTGTGATAGGTTAGTGTTACAGCCGTATTCCCTTGAGCGGCAATTGCTTGGTCGCTTAGGTCTAAGGTAAAAACAACATCACCCCCTCCATCACGACCAATTGGCGCAAAAAGAGCAGGAATGTTTAAAGAATCAAAGGAATTATCAAAAACAACACCAGAACTATCCCCTTCTGCCGACGAACCATCAGCCATTACATAATGAGGTACGGCAGTTTCAGTGTATGTGCTACAAACTAAAGCATCGTCGTCTAGCATAACACGAGATTCGCCAGCCACAAATTTCAGACTTCCACGGCGACTCACACTTGTATCGGGATTAATGTTCCCGGTGTCGTCAACCGCCAAAGCACGAAGGGCTGATCTCGCCAACTCTCTTGCGGCAGATTGACCGTCAGCACCAAGGGCACTATTTCCATTTACAATTTCTTGTGATTGCCCAGCAACGTCTGTTGCGTCTGTTTGTTCCAAGGCAAGCACAGCGAGCTTTGCCATTTTTCTTTTTCTTGGGTTAGCCATTAAATAATTCCTCCTAGACCAATTCTGGTTCTCTAATAAATAGTATCTTGTG